AAACTAAAGAATCAGCAGGCATAGCAACAGCTCTATTGCCAGCTGTAAAAGTTGATGTGGCGTACTTTCTTATGTCGTCATAATCCACTTTACCTGCTACATCTAATTCAACACTTCTTATAAAATCTTGAATTATTGCATCAGTCAATACATTACTACTTACTTCTGTATAATTTCTAACTTGTGTTAAAAAATTTGAATGTGTTACAGCCATTACGATATACTCACTGTTACGTTACCGATTGATACTCTAGCTTGTCTTCTTACATTTTGTAAAGAAGGATCCTCAGGAACCATGCTATGTATAGTAGTGGTTAAACCATTTGATGTTGTTTGAAACTCTTGTGTTTTAAAAGCAAATTCTCCTGGTAAACTTAAATCTGCAACACCAACTGAAGCTCCTCCGCTATCAGAAATTGTTCCATCGCCAGCTGTTAAAAATTGTTGTGTTGGTTGTTGAAATTTCATTACTCTTGGGTTTTGAAGAGCAATAGCATCTGCAACTGTACGTCTTCTTCTTATTTGAGGATGTTTGGGCTCAAACTCTGTATAATGAACTAGAGATCCATTCCATTCTTTAACCATTTCTTCATATGGAAATTCCATACCTGATCTGTCAGATATAGCTTTTGATCTTTTACCTGTTGCAAATGTTCCCATTATTAAACTCCTGATGGATAAAATGATTGTGGACTTATATAAACAGACGTTCTTTGACCGTCTTCATCTAAAGCTCTTTTCATTTCATCTTCATATATTTGTTTATTCTGTTGCACTAATTGTGGATTAATTTTCATAGATAAATAATATCCTAATCCTGCAGCCATACATGGCAAAAATCTATAAGCAACATCTGCTTGATTGTGGTAAGCACCTGCATCTTCAATTCTTTTTAAAACATAATATTTCAATGCAGTGTAAGTATTTAAATCTGGTGTTTGATACAAACTTATTTTTGGAGTTGTTTGTCTATCTACATAATATTGTGAAGGAGTTCCTGTTGATAATTTATTAGGAATCGCTGCATATGCAGATCTATCGATTTTTGTAAGTGATACATCTTGTGTGCTTGAACTATCAGAAGCCGTAAGAGTTGATGAAATAAAAGCTTCTAATACATCGCTTACGTCAGATGCTACAGTATAGGTAGCTTGTCCTGAAACTAATGCCTTCTCATTTAATTCAACCTTCCAAAGATGAATACCTCTGTTTCCCCATTCTGCGAATAACAAATTTAAACTTGTACGTGCAGATTTTAAATCATAACCAGAATTTGTTCTTACACCACAACGTTGATAGCCTTCTTGAATAATATCATCTATATCTAGATCAAATGATGTAGTTCCTGATGTAGCCATTATAATATATCTTTATAGTAATCTGTTAGACCACCTGTTTTCATACCAGGTAGTTTGGGTTGTGTTCTAATTGATTTATTTTTCTTTTTTCTTTCGGCACGTTCCTTTTGTACCTTTTCAATTATTTTTCTTATACTTTCACCAATAGGTCTCAGACCTTCTGTTCTAGCCATTTTTAAATCCCTTTAATAAAGGTCCGTAGTATTTAACTAAAGACGCGTTGTTTACTTTTTTACCTGCCAATTCTGAATGCATGTATGAACCGATATAAGGTTCTTGCTTCATTTTAGTTCCAGGTGCTTTTGATGTTGTTTCGGAGAATGCAGCTCTACCCATGGCTGCTTTCATAACTTTACCTGCAGGCACACAGTTAGGCACCATCTTATTACCTTTTTTCTTCATGCCTTTTTGAACGTATCCGTCCCAACAAGTTCCTTGCTTTGCCATTAGTCCTCCTTTTTAGCGGCCGCTTTGAGAGTGTGTATCTTCTCCTTTTTGCGGTTGTACAACTTCTTTGATAATACCACCTTTAATTTATATAATCTAGACCTTAGATTTTTTGCTATGGGATTTTTAGACAAGGTCTTTTGCAGAACCAATTACGGGCTTATATTTAGTTTTTCCCTCTGATTTGAAAGCATGCAAAAATTGTTTTCTTGGTTGATCAGTAGTATAGCTACAATGAATCCACCCACTGTTTGGCTCACCAGGAGTATAGAACTCTAATATTAATTGATCATAGTCCAGGTTTTTATTAATCCAATCAGCTAATTCAGCATTATCTGTTCCCATACATTCGAAATCAGCCGCCTCAGCTTTTGCATGCTGGCTGTTAACTGAGCTACCTATTTTAATACATAACTGTTCGCTACGGAAACCGCTTGTCACCTTGACCCTGCCAAAATGATCACGTACTGGCTGCAAAATATTTTCACACAGTGCTTTTAATTTTTCTATTTGACCTGAGTTAGGATTATTGTTGATATCAAGCCTGACAGCAGTGTCGGATTTAATAAGTTCTTGAAGTGTAAAGTTACGTGATAAGTTCATATAAAATTTATATTAATGTTAATTCTAACATCTGAGTTAGTTTGTGATATAGCCCTATGTTTAAGTTTTCCATCAAATTCAATTAATTCATTTTCATTCGAAACAAACTTTTCTCCATTTTCAAACTCTGTGTACCCATTATTACTGTTTATGTTGAGTAATGCAACCCTATGCGGAAATTTAAAATCAACATGAAAACTGGGTTTTGTGACAACAATTTGTGGGTTAGCTGTATACATATTCATTTTTATTCTTAAAAGTTTTTTAAAATTTAATTTACCTAATATTGGCAATGCTATAGAATTAAAAAAATTACTTTTAATTTGATCTTCGTCAAATAATGTATGGCAATAAAAAAAGTCTTTATCAGATTCTAATGTAGCATATTCATAGAAATACCAAGGAACATCAAAACTAAACAAAAGTTTCTGCAGATTTTCAAATTGATCTGTATCCAAAAAATTATTTTTTGTCTTTATCATCCATTTGATAGAACATTCTATCTGAATCTTCTGTTACCATTTTAGTATCCTCTGCATCCCAGTAAGTAGTTTGCACTTTATAGTCAGGCCAGCTGTTATCAACAGTATAACTATTAACGTGCCACAGGCAACGATTATTAGGCTGAGCTGCATAATTGCCATTAGTAAGAGCCAATATATGCGCACACTTATGTTCTTGAGGTATTTCAGAATGTTCAGTATCCAAGATATTAGTATCTGGATGGGCCCAATCAACAGTGAATAAATACTGTCCATGATAAAACTTTTTATCAAGGCCCAAAAATTTGCCATTTATACCATCCAACCAATCAAAGCAATGAACACTAGGCCAATAACTAAAAGAGTTCCACAACTCCAACTGCTGTGTTGACATATCCGGCACTTCGGCTCTAGAAAAACGTTTTTGAAAAAACGCTGAAATAGGCAACCTCCAATAACACGCACCATTTGGAAGCATAATGTTAAATAGTATTGCACGACCTGAAATGGAAGTAAGACCAAAGATAACACAGTCACTACTAAGTTTTTTATATTTTTCGTCCATGTCATAAAGGTACTCTTTTCTGATTTTACAATATATTGGAGGAATGTTTGCGTTCAGATAAGCCATGTTTATATTTTTCCCTCCAATAGTTTTTTCTTTCTAAGATTCTAATTCGTTTTTCTAGTATATCAAATCCTAAAAGTTTTTTTAATAAATATATCATTATTCTAATATCAATTTCCTGATTGAAAGTGACCCATCAATATTTTGCTCCACTTCTGCCATAGATTTTATGCACTGGTGCTGTATATTTGTACCTTTTTCACTTCTCTTGGCATACCTCTTACCTTTCAAACACATTGCCATTGAAGGTTTACTTGTGTCAGGATCAATCTGAATTCTGTGTTCTTTGATCTCTCCGTTAACTATCATAAGAAGAGCTACAACTTCTAAAATCATAATATCTTACCTTTGTTCTGACCTTGCTTAATAACATATTTTTGTGTGCCATGTTTACCAATTTCTACTTCTTTTTTCAATTCTTTAGCTAAGTTCAATGCTTTATTTTCTTTATTTATTTTTGCTATATGGTCTAATACTTTTTTAGTAATTCTTCCCGTTGCCATTTTCTCTTACCTTATCTTTTAATTCTTCTATATCATTCAATGCTTTATCTAATTGTTCAGCTAAAAATTCTATGTTGACTTTGTTTGTCATGTTCATCTCTTGAGTCTTTTCCATCTTTTCAACGGATTTGTACAAATCTTCTAATAAAAAATGTTGCTCCTGATCGGTAGGGATCTGCTCACTTTTTTTGAGTAAATCATTTTCAAACAGCTCACGTGATGT